TACTTTAGTAGATTGTCCTATATTTTCTAGTAATTGTGCTACATTAACCATAATCTTAGCCATAGCTTCATCTGGGAAACCATTTACTAATTGTGTTAATGCTTCCCACTCTCTAATTGCTTGAATAGCTGCTAGTCTATTCTCTTTTGAATTAGTAGTAGGATTAATTTGTTCTTTAGTTAAAGGAAATGCATCATGTTCAGCAATTTCTAAATCAATTGGATCTCTTTCTGAAAATCTAGAAGCAGCTTTTTGACTTCTAGTTAATAACTCAGGGTTATTTTCTATAGATACACGAGGATCATTCTTCCATTTTTGTACCCAACCTACTTTTTGTTGTTCAAGTACTTGTTGATAGAAACTTCTAGTACCTACAAGTTTAGATGTTTCAATCATAGACTCTAATGGATCTTTATATAAGGCTGTCCATAGATGATCACCACGTCTTGATGAAGTTTTTAATGCAGCTTCTTGTAATTTAGTAAACTCGTTAAGATCTGAGAAAGAAAACTCATCTGCTTTTTCTACTTTATAAACAAATGCATCTTTTTCTACCATAGTTTCCATATTGAAAACTTCTTTATCTTTATAAAGTTCTGCAGATCTCATATCATTAAATGCACCTACAGTTTCTCTAAAGTTTTTATGTTCTTTTACAATTACATCGTCAGCTTCTCTAGATAAATCTCTAACAACCCCATTTAATTTAGAGTATTTAGGATATCTTCTAAGAAATACAGTACCATCTACTATGTTAGGCATATAGTGAGGTTTAAATGGTATAATATATGAAGGTACATTACCTAGTTTAGTATCTAAACCTATTGCTATGTAATCATATTTAGCTGTAACAGGTACTTCTTTTGTTTTTTGTAGTATTGGATCAAGAACTTCAATAAATTTATTATCACTATACTGTGTAGCTAGACGTAAAATCTGTTTATAAGGTACTCCTGCAGGATCTACAATATAATGTTTACCATTATCAAATCTATAAAGAAAAGGACTAAAATCTACAGGAGTTTTAGTAGCTAAATCTAGTATTTGAGTAAAGCTAGTAGGATCTATACGTAAAGATTCTTCAGGAGATTTAACCATATAGTTAATAGGAGTACCTGTAGTAGGATCAGGGATAGTAACATGGTTATTATATCCTGCTTTTAACATCCTATTAATTTCGTATACGTTATTATTTTGCCATTTAAAATAGTTAATATCTTCTAGTAAATTATTAGCATAGAATAAATCATTTAGTAATGCAGGTCGTGGAGTATAACCTAATATTTTAACAAGATCATTTTTAGTTAATTTACTATACATAGTAAAGTTAGGTTTAATTACATTATAATGATAGTATCTAGCTTTTCTTTCTAAGATATGGCGAAGATCTCTATTAAAATCTCCTCTAAGTCTAGTAGAAAGTTCAGTTAATTCTTTAAGTTCTCTATCTAAAATGTTTAAACCTTTTAAACCTGCTATATCTTTAGTAGTTTGAAACTCTTTTGATAGTGCTCCATAATTAAAAAACATATTATACAAATCTTTAGAGCTTGTATATAAAGGTCTAGTTAAAGAAGCTAAACCTTTCCATTCTAAATAACTAGTATTACCAAAACCAGTAGATCTATCTCTAATAGCTTCAGTAAAATCACCTTTACGTTGCCATTTAATATTATAAAGTCCTGTAGCTTCTGGATTTATTTCTATATCTTTAGCAAAAGCATCAATAGATCTAGATAAATCTGATATAATATTACCTTCAAGATCATAAGACTCAATAGTAAGGTCATCTAAAGTAGGTAAGTCTCTACCTTCTTTAGCTTTAGCTAAAGTATTTTCTATGATTCTAGCATAAATAAGAGCTTCTCTTGGATTTGTATAAAACTCTCCATTAGCTTTTCTAAATGAAGTAGATGTATAAAGATTAACACCATCTCCTCTAACAACTAAATCAGAGTTAATCATTCTAATAGAAGGATCATGTAGAATTCCTCCTATATCTTGAATAGTATAAGTACTATACTGAAGTCTTTCAGGTACATCTATAAAAACACTATCTATATTATTTTGTTGTCTATAAAAATTTAAACGATCATTAGTTAATTTTAAATTAATAGCATCTGTAGCATCATATAAACTAGTTCTAGCTTGCTCTACATCAAAAATTCTAGGACCATAATAGTTCATTAAGAACTGTTCAGGAGTTACTTTAAGAGCTTCCCAAACTTTACCTGATACATCTTCTATAAGTATGTTAGCTAAGTCATGTGTAAATTTAGGATTAGTTTCTGCAGCTTCTACAAATGGAGAATTCTTTTTAGGTTTATAAGGATTATATCTATTAGCAGTAGGTTTATAAGGTATACCTAGATCTGCTTCTTCACTAACAGTCTTAGCTCTTTGAAAACGTTGTTCTTCTGCTGTTGCTTTTGCTGATTTAACTTCAGCTTCTTTTATAGTTTCTTTAATAGTTCCAGTAATTTTTTCACCTGCATACTGATATCCTTTTTTAACTGCTTGTTTATAATAAGGAAACATAAATGCAATAAGTTCTGCAATAGTTTGACCTTTTGTAGGATCATCTGGAGTAGTAACTTTACCTATTCCATGAAATATACTTTGCATTACTTTACCAAAAGTACCTACAATACCTTTTTCTACATCTTCTGGTTGATAGTCTGGAAAATATTCAGTAGCTATTTCATTTAAATACTGAGCATACTCTTCACTTTTTAAAAGTGTACCAACTTTTTGTCTAGCAGTTTCCCAATCTACACTAGGATAAGCACGTTTAAGGAAATCTATATCAGCTTTATTACCTAAAGCAGAAGCTCCTTGATAAGCAGCAGTTCCAGAAACTTCTAAAAATAATGGAACAAGATTAAATATAAGTTGCCAGGCATTTGCAGCTTCTATTTGAGTCATTGTACCTATATTCTGTAAATTTTTTACAAAATAATTAATTTGTTTAGCAGTAGTAGGAGATATTTCAGGTAGTTTATTAGAAACTTTTTCAGTTTTAATAGCATCTACTACAGATTCTAACGCTTGCTCTGCTTTTAATTTATTTATTTTAAGATCTAATACTTGAATATCATCTTCAGTAACACCAGGAAGATCTGCTAATCTAGAGTTAGTTAAAAAATTTAAATATTCATCTTTTAAATTAAAAGAATCTGTACCTAAAGTATAACTTTCTAGTATTTGTTTTTTAGATTCTAAATCTATAGATTGATCTGCAATAATTTCTTCAATTAACAATGCAGTTTGACTATCTTTTTGTTTTCTATAAAAGTCTCTAACGTTAGTTACTATGTTAGAGTAACCTTCATTAGACTTTCTTTCCATTTCAATAGCTTCATATACACCTACAGGATCTTCTGATTGAGATAATACAGATGCATAAAAAGCATCATTATCTGTATCAGATACTAAAGGAGCCTTAGGCTTATAAGGATTTAATATAGTACCTTCAGGTATATATGAGTCATTAACTTTGAAATTATTATCTAGCATATTTAAACAGTCTTAAAGATTGATTTAGTAAAGTCAAATATTTCAGGAGCGTTGTCATACATTTTAACACCTAAAGATCCTACCTTTTCCCACTCTGATAGTCTAGATTTAGCTAAATTAGCTCTTGATTCATAATCTGCAGCTCTTTGACTTACTCTAGATATAGCTGTAGAAGCTCCTGAAGCCATATTAAGTGCTTCTAAATTAGCAGTAGCTTGTGTTTGTATAGCACCTGTAGCACCTAAGAAACCTGATGTACCTTGCATACCTAAACCAGATGCAGCAGTTCCTGCTTCCATAGTACCTTGTTGTAAACGTTGTTGTCTAACAATATCTAAACGTTGTCTACGTTCTTGTACTAATCGTATCCGTTCTTGCATTCTATTAATACGCATCTGTTCTTCTGCTGCTTGTTTAGTTGCCCGTGCCTGTGCTGAAGCATACTTTCTTTGTTGTAAATAACTTCCTACTTGCAAACCCATACCTACTTTAGATATAAGACTTGATCCAAAAATACCTGCACCTGTAGTTGCTACTCCTGCTCCATAAAAAGAAGCCATACCTGCTGCACCTAAATGACTAGCACCTGCAAAACTAACTCCTGCTAGACCTCCTGATAATTGAGTAGCTAAAGCCCCACCACCAAACCAAGCTGCAGCTCCAACAGCTGCTATACCTGCAATTTTTTTAACAGCCTTTCCCATTAAAATACTCCTTTAGTTAATACTTGTTTTATTCCGTCTGTTGTTGTTACTTCTAAACCTGTTGGCATTACACCAAACATCATATTAAATTTAACTGCTTTAGGTGACTCACACAATCCATAGATAGTGTTAATACCTAAATGTTTTAGTGATGGAATGATAGCTTCATGCCACACCTTTAAATATCTTTTGTAAGTTTCAATACCCCAGTCTTTACAGTCCATGTGCATAACATATCCTTGTAAATCCTCATCGTAATGTATACCTACAAAGCCATTGTCAGGCTCTTCATATAACTTAATCATTAAACTACATCTGATACAGTTACAGGAACTGCCCAACCCTGTAACCTCATGTCTTTACCTTCCTCTGATTGAATATATAAACTTAAAGTTTTACCAGAACCTCTTAATTTATTCTTTGTTACAATAATTTTATCTCCGTAGTCAAAAGGATCACTAGAATTTTCTGGTATATAATTACGTAGTAATCTATATGCTTGGAATTGAGTACCCCATCTTCCACTATTAGCACTATTTGCCCAATTCCATTGAGCTTGTACTAAACATGATGATGGATTATTAAGTGTTAATTCATCACCTGATATAGAATATCCATCTTCTGTACGCTCAAAGTAAAATTGTATATATGGTACTTGTTTACGTTTTTGTAAGTCACCAAAATATTCATAACCTGTAACTAAATAACTACTATAGTTAACACCTGTAGCATCTTCCGTAACCCAATCTTTAAATGAAGTATTATTAGCTTTACTAATAGTCCAATCAGTACCTATTATAGTTAAATAAGAAAACTGAGAGTTACGATCTGCTTCTATATTTACATTAACAACAACATCATCTGTTGATGTAACTTGTACTTGATCTGTTCCTACAAGAACATTAGTAGCTTCTTCACTAGATATAAAGTTAGGTATTTCTATATAGTCTGATATATAAGGAGAGTTACTTTCTAATTCACTTATAGTAAATAAAGAGAATGCTTGTAATGTAAGATCGTATACAAGTTCTTTATTATATTTATTTACATAATTAGTTTCTGAATAACTGTCAGAATCATTATATAAGAAACGAACTCTATTTTCTTTCTCATCATAGAAACCTCTAGCATGTTTCTTACCTAAGAAAGGAATATCTAAGTAAAGTTTTTGTATAGTCTTAAGTGAAATGTTTTCAGGAGCAAATCGACCTGAAGCACTGTCAGTCATTAGTGAAAATATACCTGAATTAGACCAGTAGATAAAGTTACCACCTACTTGTACAATAGCATTCTGATCCATTACACCATTAGTAGAGATCTTAGATACTTGGAAGTTATTAGCATAGAAACCTCCAGTGTCTCCATATAATTCCCATACTCCATTTTGACAGAATATAACTAATGATGATTGTGCTGCTACAATTTTAACAATACGACTTACTTCTGGTATCTGAATAGTACCACCATCTGATGCTACTAAGTCATTAATACCTGGATCTGTAGGATCTGCTTCTTGATGACATTTTTCAAAATCTTCTGCTGACCTAACTACTCGTGAAAAGAAAATATAATTGTTATAGTTAGGAGATCTAGAATCAGGTTCAGTTATATCTGATTTAACTCCTGAATAAAATAAACGTTGAGCATAAGCAGCAATAGAAGTAAGCCGTCCATTTTCTTTATCAAGAGGTAATGAAGTTATTTTAGCATCATCTACTTTTTCTAATCTAGACTGTCCTCGATTAAAAGCATCAATAACAAAAGAACCTCTAGCGACTTGATAACGAGACTGTGAGTTCTTTTTAAGAACATTAGGATCATATTTTTCATAATCAGAATTATTAGGATCAGATATTTTACCTAATGAATAGACATCTGCATTTGATGGAAATACTCCAAGTACAGAACCTGTTTTATCAATAGCATCTCCACCACCTTTTACTTCAATAGTTTTATTCCAACCTTGATTACGTAAATTATAACGATGTTCTTCTGAGGTATCAGTAGCAGTTATAGTTCTTATATATTCTAATGTAAAAGTACCATTAGCTATTGTACCTGAAGTATGTGTAGGAGGTGTATCTCCTAAAACTGGGATTGCTTCAGCTTTTGGAGTTATCCCTAAAATTACGGCACTTCTTGTTGTATTTTGACCTATGGTAGTACCAGTAATTTTATAAATATTACTACCATAATATATTTCATCACCTTTTTTAAAGTCAGCAGATTCTGCTAACCATTCTTTCATAGAAGCTATGCCTCCATAATCAGGTCTTACCTCAGGATCATAACCATCGTTAACTCCAAATAAATCTCTAATTTTAAGAGATATAGTTGAAATTGTTATTGTTTGAGTATCCGTATTATAAGTAAATACTATAGGTTTTTCTAAATCTTGAGAAACTATAATAAGTTGATTATTAAGATTAGCAAATTGAACATCACTTGTAGTTAATGAATCAATTTCTATATAGTTACCATTGTTAAGAAGATTACTACTAGGATTAGTTGTTAATAAATCTACAAACCAAAAAAGATTATAAATTCTAATAACACCAATAGATAAACTACTATCACCTGAAGGTGAGTTCCATCGATAAAATGCTGAACGACCCTGAGCTATTTGACTTTCGGTTAAACCTGTAGTTACTTTAGTGTAGAGATTTTCATAATCAATACCAAGTCGTCTTTCTAAAGAGCCGTCTCTTTTAAGTACAAAGTTTTCCCCATCAATTAGGGCTCCTTCAGGAAAAGTTAGTTCACTAGCCTCAGTGACTAAACCTTTAACAAAGGAGTTAAAAGTCTTTTCAGCTTTCTTAGCCATTTATTCCTCTTCGTTAGAGACAGTTTCTGTAGATTTTTTCTTAGGAGTTTCTTTTTCAGTGTTAATATAATTAAATACTGCAGTATCTACCAAAGAGATAGATGTATAGGCACCTGCTAATTCAGCAGGAACTTCTCCACCACCATCAAATTTTAATTTATAATGTGATGTACCTGGTTCTATAAAAGCTTGAAGTTCTTTAACTCCTTTAGTTTTATAGGATCTTACTACTTTTGTATTCATTTTAGTATCCTTGTTTTTTAGGTTTACCCATTTTTTTCATAGGTTTCTTTTTAGGCATAGCTTTCTTTTTAGTTGCTTTCATTTTTTTCTTTCCTCCATATTGTTGTTTATGAATAAATGCTGATGTATTACTAGTAGTTTGCATTAGTAATTAGGTCCTTTTTTTACTCTAGTCATACGTCCATAGTTAGGATAATGTATACCATTCTTAACTCTCCAAGCATCTTGACTCATTCTACGTTTTTGAGATACAGATACTTGTTCTGCTTTAGCATTAGCCATTTGTTTAAGTGTAACAAAAGCTGTTGACTTAGCTTCTGCAAGAAGGTAACTAAACATTTGTACTGGTAAGTCAGGAGTAAAAGAATCTAATAAAGTAAATGCTACTGAACGTTTACCATGACACTGTGTTTTATTATTTTGTAAGGTAGTATCTACTTGTGAATCATAAGAATCAAACACTAAGTTTTCATCATCAAAGGATGTAAAGTACTCAGGTGCTTTATCATTCATAACATTAATAGATATACCTGTAGGATCTGTAACTACAGTTACATTAGATTTAGAACTATTACGTTTATCTACGACTTCCATAAAGTCTTCTGGCATAAGATATTTAATTTTAAGATATTTATCTTTAGTATCTGTAAGAGTTTTACAATTATATTTAATGTATTTAAGATCTATAATATTCTCAGGTAGTTTCATATGAGTAGGTCTAGAGCTAGTACCACTAGCATCTAATTGAAATAACTCATACAAGAAATCATAGTCTCTACCATCTATAATATTATAGTAAGTAGTTTTAATTATTTGTGCTACTTGTAATGATTCTACACTGTCGTTAATAGAGTTGACTTCATCTGAATCCATATCAGATAATATGTCTTGTGTCATTTCAAGTAGTGTCATTTTAGCCATAGTTTAATCCTAGTCTAAATAAAGAACAGTTAAGCCTGCTTCTATAGGAGTAATGTTAGTACCTGAAGATGTACCATCTCCACCTGCATAAATAGATAATGTTTGATTAGCAGTAGCAGTTACTAGTCCTGTTGAAGATATAACAATCTTATCAGTACCATTAGTAGGTTTAGATACAGCTACTTCTCTAGAAGAAAGCGATCCATCTAAAGCATATTTAAAATGATAAGAAGATGCTGAAGCAATTGATGCTGTTTCCAAAGTTATCCAAAATGATATATAGTAATGTCCTGCATATAGTAAATCTATTTCACCATTAGCAACATCTACAGTAAGATGATCTTCATTACCTGAAGCTGTCCATTCACCTGATGGATTTAGTTTAGTAAACGCAGAAGCTGCTGCCAATGTATGAGCAGTTGTACCTCCACTAATATAAATTTCAGCGTGAGCTTTTCCTGGTGCATATTTCCAATCACCTGATGAAGCTCCGTCTGATACATAAACTTTACCTTCAGTAGCTGCAGCTATACCTTTTGGCTCATGTATGTCTGGATCTGTAATTGCGTTATGTTGTACTGTCATTTGTTTATCCTAAATAAAAAATAGGTGGGGACCTAAGTCCCCTTACCTATTAAACTTCTGTGTAGTATTCAACAATAACTGTTGCTTTACCACCATCGTAGTCGCCTACTGTGTCAGTAACTTGTAGTTCAACTGCAACTGAACCTACAGAAGCTCCAACAAGAGCTCCATCACCAACAACAACTGCACCCTTAGCAGGGTTTGCAATAGCATCAAAAGCATCTGCATCTACAACACCAGAACCATCAGCTTTATATAAGCCAACGTTAAGTGCTGTACCTGTAGTCCATGCTTCATCAGCAATAAACTTAGCAGAAACGATTGTAGCATTAGCAGGAATCTGATGACCTAAGTTATTAGATGCTGCTACTGGTAAATCGTCATAAGTGAAAGTCCACTCAGCTCTTTTGATTTTACCTGTTGATTTTGACTGACCACCGTATTTAGTGTCAGTACCTCTAGGACCATAGTGATTAACTACTCCTAGACCTGTATTACTTTCGTAACCCATAGTTAATCTCCTTAGTATGTAGCTTCGTCAGTTAAAATTACACCCAATGTGTCAACACGTTGAGCACCTAAACCAAAGCGTGAAGTAACTTGGAACTTATCTGAACGTTCTTCGTTGTCTCTCCAACCTTCTGTTTGTGGAGCACGTCTCCATGCATGCATAATTGGTTTACATGTATCGTCAGCTACACACATAAAGATGTTAGCTTTATCACCAATTTCAGCAGTATCATTAGCCAAGCCATAGCTTGAAGCATTGATTGCTTCTGTAGCTGTTAATGATGGTAAGAAATTAGATGTGTAGATATCGAAACCAAAAATGTTACGTACAAACTTATGATCACGAGCAAAACCTTCTGTTACGATACCTTCGAACATTGGGTTGTTTGATACGTTAACTAAGTTTTGTAAGCTGTTTAATGTTGCTTCAACAACTGGATCAACAACAGCGATACGACCACCTGCAGGAACATTAGCTTTATCAAATGCTAATTTCATAGCGATGATGTCATCTAATGTAATGTTACGAGAAGTACCTGAAGCACCTCCTGCAACCCAACGATGTGGACGACCATTTACTAAGTTAGCATTAGCTGCTGTTTGAGCAGCGTTAGCAACGCTTAGAAATTTAGTTTCGTGATTTTCACCAAGAGCACGTGTAGATTCTTGAGCTCTCATCGCCATTAATGTGTCGATTTGAGATCCGTCTTCACGTAATTCGTCAGTTACTTTCCAAGCATCACCAACATAATCAGTGATAGAAAGAGTAATAGTACCTGTGTCGATTGGTGAGAATGTTAAAGGTGTATCTTCTGCTGCATCTTGAATTGTTACAGAACCTACTGTTTTAATGTTTAAAGTTGTGCCTGAACCGAAGTCTGATACATCTCTATACATACCTTCTGGTAACAGATAGTCATGTAAGTTTTCAAGGATAAACTGAGAATACTGTTGCGATTCAATAAACGCACTAGTATTTGTAGTATTTTGAGCCATTATAAGCCCTCCTTAAATTAAGATTGTTGTTTAACTTTTTCGCCTGCAGCTCTCCATGCGGCAACTAAATCTTTAGTTTTAGCACCTCTAGGAACTCTAGCAGAGACCTCTTGTGGAGATTTATTCTGTGTAAAAGCTTCTGTATTAACTGAACTTTGTGGTTTAGCTACAGCAGTTTTTACATTAGGTTCTAGATCAGCTAACCTTAAAACTAAGTTAGGAGATGTAGCAGCGAGCTCGTTTAATTTTTGTGGAGTAAGATTTAAATCTTTAGCTAAACTATTATACACAGTTTCTGCATTGGATCCATATTTCTCATTAAACTTTCCAGCTACTTGAGAAGCATTTTGTTGTGCAGTTTTTTTCTGTTCGTTTTGCTTAAGAGTATTATTAACTAACTCCATTATTGTATCTTGGTTCAGTCCAACCTCCTGAGTGGTATTCTCTACAGGTCTGACTCCAGACTTTATTTCATCAAGAAGTTCTTGTGTAGTTTTACGTTTAGATAGTTCCTCTTTCAATTGAGCCATCTCTTCCTCTAGGGTTTTGATATGCTGTTGAGCATGAGGTACAGATCTTAACGCTTCTTCTGCATTAGCATACTTCTTACCTTCGCCTACCAAGTCTTGAGCTTCTGTCGGAATCTCAAAAGGTTTAGCTTGGGTATCTTGTTGTTGAGTCTCTTGGGTATTTGACTCAGCTTGTGTTACTTGTTCTTCACTCATTTAATTTCTCCTTGGTCAGGAATAAGATTATATAGTTTAGAGAAAGCTTTTTGAATACCTAACTGATAAGCTTGGTAGTTAGACCAAGCAGGTTTATCAAAGTTATCATCATCTATACACTTTCTTTGAGATAAACTTATTTGCTCTTCTAAATAAGTTCTTATTTCTTTGAAGGCTTCAGCCTTTGAGAGGCTTTTGCCTTTATCTGATTTCAAATCCATATAAATATTATACCATAAATTTATTAAAAAGTCAATCTATTCAGGCATACTTTCTTGCATACCTTCTAAATCCTGATCTAATGATCGTTCTTCCATACTAGGTTGACTTACTTGTGCTTGTAAATCTTGTTGAATCTGCATTCGAAGTTGCTCTTGCTCAGCACCTTCAAAGAGTGCAGCGTTGTCTTTAATGAAGTCAAACTTCTCAAAGCCCATATACTCTTCAACCATATTTGCAAGTTTCTTAGCAGAGATGTGTGGAGCTATATATTGTCCTATAGGACTATTAAACACTCCTAACATATTCTGCATTAACTGTGCTCTGGCAGCATAATGTCTAGCACCTATAGGTCTAAGCTTACCACGAGCTGTTAAATCTTCTTTAGTTACTGATAAGAAATCAGCTACACCAAAGTCATCATCCATAACTTTAGCTAACTCTGGTAAATCTAAATTACGTTTAGCTGATTCTAACATTGCATTTAAAATAGGTTCTAAAAACTCTGTTTCAAATTGATTAATTTTATTTTGGAAGATACGTGATGCTGCATTTTGTAATTGTTGTACTTCAAATGCTGTCTTCTCACCTGGAGTTCTAAAGCCCATAGCTTCTTTAGGAGCTCCTGCCATTTCTTCCATAACATTTAGTATAGCTGCAATTTCATTATTAACTTGGAAAGCAGCTGCATTAGGAGCCATAGCTTGAACATCACCATCCTCAGGTATATGAATTACTTCTTCAGGACCCCATGTAAATGGTTCT